TGACGCGAACACAACGCATGATGACGACGCTTGTCTTCCCCATTCCGCAGCAATCACTACTGGTTCTACGACTGTATTTGCTAATGGTAAGGGTGTGGGTAGAATAGGTGATGCTATCACAGGTTGTACAGCTGTAGCAGCAGGTTCTCCAAACGTATTTGCAGGTGGATAATGGTAGATCAAGTTTCTCAAGATTATAAAATAGCAACTGCATTTCCTGACGCAGTTCCAGGACAAATGTACACAATTAATGGTCAGCAACTCATGTACAAAGGCGCTGATAAAATTCAAGACATGATTGATGACTTGAGTATGAAACATCCTGAAATGCTTAACACGCAAAATGCAGCTGCTATGCTTGCCGACCCTTTGGGATTCAAACCCCCTACGTTTCAGCTAGATTCTGGAATAGCAAAAGGACTTAACACTCTTAATGCTGCTGCCCAATTAACTGGAGCAGCAAGTAATTTGGCTGGTGTTGCTGGTAATATTGCCGGAGCAGCAGGATTAGCAGGCGCTGCTGGTGCATTAGGCGGTGCCGCAGGAGCTTTGGGTGGCGCTGCTAATGCGATAGGAGGTGGATTATCTTCACTTACTGGATTAGCTAAGGGATTTGTTCCTCCTGGATTAGATGGTCCTATGGAAGCAATTAAAGGAGCTGTAGGAAAAGTTACAGCAGGAATACCAGGACTCCCTGGAGGCGAAGGAATAGCAGCCGCGAGCGCGGGCGCTCACGCGATCGCAGGTCAAATTGCTAGTGTTAAAGCTCACTTAACTGCTCAAGTAAAAGGTCCTGCAGCTGCACTATTCAAAGCTGTAAGCGGAAATCTATTGTCAGATATCCCAGGAGCTGACGCACTTAAGAATGTTGTTAATCTTCAGAGTCAGGTTGCTGGTCTTGCTGGATTAGCGAGTAATCCTATAGCATTCGCAGCTTCGGCAGCTGGAATTGCTTCAAAATTCCCTATGATAAATGTAAATGCTATAGCAAGTAAATTGATTAGTGGTGCTGCTTCAGGGGCGGCAATGAATTTAAATACAATGATACCGAATATGAATTTGGCTGGTGGTGTTATGAAAATGCTCCCTATTCCAGGCAAGACTCCTACTGCGAATGCAATCAAACCTCAGAAAACTGCTAATCCTGCTAAACCAGTCAAAGCATTACAGATGAAAAATCTATTCGCCGAAGCAGCTGCCGGAGGTACTCTAGCGACATTAACTCAACCTTTGTCTGCTTTTATGGGAATGATGTCAACTATCGCACCTCAAACAAACCTAATTAATAGTGGACCTGCAAAAACTTCGTACGGTGACCAGAAATTAACTAGTAATGCTAATACAGTTAATTGGGGTTCAGGTGGTTATGGGCGTAATGAAACATTAGCTGCACAGGAACAGAAACGACTAGAGCTAACTGCTAAAATTGAAAAGCATATGGCCGAATTAGAACAGATGACAGATTATAGTAAGCTCACTTCTATGAGCTATGCTGATATGAAAAAGAAATATCCACAAATTAAATCCAACACAACTGTAGCTGAAGCTTTACACATTATTGATTTGGCTGAAAAGGCGGCTAAAAATAATGATACTATGACCGGTTGATACATTTAATATTATAATATCATAATTTGCTTTTGTCAAGAGTAAAATACGAAATAAATAAGATAAAGGAAACGCGAATTATGATCAAAAAGCCTAATCATAAAATAAGCAAAGCAATAAACAAAGACTTTGACCTTGGTTTTAGAAAACACCCTACGACCGGTAAGCTGATAATCAAAAAAGATGATGAAGCTATCAAACAAGCTGTGAAGAATCTTGTTCTAACAAATCACTACGAAAAACCATTTCATCCCGAATTTGGCGGAAATATTCGCGCACAACTATTCGAAAATTTTGATTCTATAACTAAATCGCAATTCGAAACGATGATTAATATAGCGATAGAGAACTACGAGCCTAGAATAACATTACAATCTCCAGAAGGAAAACCTTCTGTTACTGTGAAAGAAGATCCGGATAATAATTCTGTGATGGTCAGTGTTCGTTTCCGAAACAACAATACTCTCAGCGACGTGACTTTAGACGTCAATCTAAATAGGATCCGCTAATGCCTGCTAATACAGATCTTATCGTAACAGGATTAGACTACGATACTATTCGTGCAAATTTGCGCACATTTATTTCGGCTAAACCAGAATTCACAGATTACGATTTTAACGATTCTGCTCTAGGCACACTTTTAGATTTGCTTGCGTATAACACATATTATAATGCGTTCTATACTAATATGGCGGCAAATGAAGGTTTCTTAGATACAGCACAGCTGTATGATAGTGTGATTTCCCATTCTAAAAAACTAGGATATGTTCCGACGAGCGCGCGAGGCGCGAGCGCGAACGTGAAATTGATTTTCACTAATTCTTTCGCAAACACAACATTCCGTTCTATTCGTGTTGCTAAAGATACTAGATTTACTGCAACGATAAACGGTATCGCTTACACCTTTGTTGCGCCGCAAACCTATACTATATCAGCAAATAGTGACGGAGGATTCGCTGATTACATTAAAATTGTGGAAGGCGTTCCCCTAAAACACAATTTCGTTTACGTTGAAGGCGCGAATACTTCTTTTGTTTTACCTAATGATAATGTAGACTCAGATAGTATCGCTGTAACAGTTACTACAAATGGCACTGTTTATACATATAATAAAGCCGACAGTATCGTTACAGTGAATTCTGACTCTCCTGTATTTTTCATAGAAGCTGACAGAGAACAGAAATATAAGGTGAGTTTTGGAGATGGAATATTTGGTAAAAAACCATCTACTCACAGTATAGTTGGAGTTTCCTATAGAGTATGTAATGATGTTCAAACCAATGGCGCCAAACTGTTTAACATAACGGGAGGAACTATTGATGGTCAGAATGGCATTTACATAGAAGCAGTATCACGCGCTTCCGGTGGGGCTTCAATAGAAAACATAGAATCTGTTCGTCTTAATGCGCCTCTACAGTACGAAACTCAAAATCGTAGCGTAACATCTTACGACTACGAACGATTGATTCTAAGAGATAATCCGGATATTCAGGCTGTGTCTATTTGGGGCGGAGAAGAAAACGTTCCCCCTATTTACGGTAAAGTTTTTGTTTGCCCGAAACCTAAAGTAGGCACATTATTTTCAAATACCCGCAAAAATGATATCAGAAATAATATTCGTAAATACAATGTTCAATCTATTGATGTTCAGATAGTTGACCCGACATACCTATTCGTTATGCCAGAAGTCAATATAACATACAATCCTTCGGCAACCACAAGATCACCCGGAGAACTGGCAGACGCAGTATCTAATAAAATTATCGCATATGAAACTAACTATTTGTCTAGATTTGGTCAAAGATTTAGATACTCAAAATTTTTGCAATATATCGAGACTGTTGACAATGCTATTGTTTCAACAACTGCTAATATTCGTTTAAGAAAAACATTCCTACCTAATGTAACAGGTATAAATTCATACAATCTAACATTTAATCAGGGATTGCAAAGACTTGGTTTGTCTAGTGATGTTCAGCAAAATTTTGCGTATGGTTGTCTAACTTCTTCACAATTTATTTACGCCAATTATAACTCTTTCTTTGATGATAATGGATACGGAACAGTAAGAATTTATCATCAAGGCGCTATCGGCGGAATATCAAAACGTAATTATACAAATACTTCTGCTGGAACAATAAACTACGAAACTGGCGCTGTGACGATAAGCTCTTTCGTTCCAGATTCTTCGACCGGAGCAGAAATTTCTATCGTTGTTGCTCCTACAAATCCAAATATAGTTCCTATTCGTAATCAGATTTTGCTCATGTCCCAATCTGTTGTTAACGTGATTGATGATAATACAGGTAAAACTGTTGCTGTTGCTTCAAACGTAGATACTATGGGTCAAACAGCCACATTGCTCACACCAACAGGAAGGTTATATAACTTCTAATGGCAATCGCTGGTTCAACCGAGATCTACAAGAAATTATCTTCACAAATAGAATCTCAATTTCCCGGATTCATTCGAGAAGAAGGGCCGCAATTTGTCACATTCTTAAAAGCATATTATGAATACATGGAGCAGAATGGGAAAGCAATTAATGCTACCCGTTCTATACAAGATTATCAAGATATCGACAGAACAATTGATAATTTCGTAGAATACTTTCGTCGCGAATTCATGCCAAATATCCCTAAAGATGTTCTTGCTGATCAACGTCTATTAGTTAAACATATTCGTGAATTTTATCAGAGCCGAGGTACTCCAGAATCGTATCGTTTCCTATTTCGCGCACTATACAACAAAGAAATAGAATTCTATT